TATCCCATATTAGGATCGCCGTATTTACTAAAATCCATAGGTTGGCCATAATCGCTTGCAACGCGCTCCATTAACGCTCCGCCTAAATCGCTTCTGCCGCGAGTTAAAGCTAATTGACTATCAAGCGCAGCTTGAGATTCTGGATTTAACTCTTGATTTTGCGTGTATTTAGTAACTTCTTGACCTGTTGCCGGGTCAATAATTGCTTCAGTTTGATAAGTTAATGAACCAAAAGGACTAAATTGATCTGGTCTATTAGCATAATTTTGCTGATTAGTAGCTTCTCTACTTGCTTGCGCTGTTTCTTCGGCTGCGCCTCTATAATCTGGGACGGCGGGTGCAGATTTACCCATTGGAAGTTCCTCCTGTATAACCGCCGCTTTGGTATCCTGATACGGCTTGGCTAGGTGTAAAATCTATAGGTGCGGCAGCTTTTCTTAACCTAGCCGCTTGAAATGCTTGCATTGTAGGTGTAGGTCTTGCGGGAGCCATTGGGGGCGCAGGCGGTGGTGCAGGGTTAGGTGCAGGCGCAGGTGTTAAATCAGGAGCCGCAGAATTACCGTAAGTGTTTCTTGCGATCTGTCTTTGCACATCTAAAGTTGGGTTGCCTTCTCCTGCATAATCTGTACGAGTTGCATCATCATTATAGTACAAGCTATTATCGCCTGTATTTCTAAAATCAGCAAATTCTTCTTTACCTGCATCCGATTGATTATAATTGTATGCCTCATCCATCTGATAATCTTTATCGCCTTCATCACTGCTGTATATATCTGCTTGTGCCTGTACAATAGGCGCTACAGGCGGTAAACGACTGTCGCGTTCGACGGCATCTATAGCTTCTGAAATAGTTTCGCGTCTAGTTTCGCGTCTAGTTTGAGGAGCAACTGGTGTAGAATCCATATCCCACATTTGCCGTGCTTCATCAAGTTCGTAGCCTAAATCACCGCCTCTTGAATTAGCTATTATATTGGCTTCTACTTCAGCCCAAGGTTGTTTATATACAGCCATTTAATACACTTTCTACCATTTTACTCTATCTGCCCAATACGCTGCTGACATTTTACCTTTAGCAATATTCCTGCCATGTCTAGCTTTAAATGATTTACGTTTAGCTTTCATTCTATCAGATTCACCTTTTTTAGGTGCGCCTGCTGTAGACGCGCCTTGCTGACCAAACCTAATAGTCTTTATCTTATTACCTACTTTAGCCACAACTATATGTGATTTAGTAGGGTGGTTAGGAGTTCTTCTAGGTTTATTATACCCAGATACGCCTGCTTTTTTTAATCTGCTATCCGAAGAATCTATTGCTGCGGAAATAGTTTCTCGTCTAGTAGCCATTTAATACGCCTTTGATTTTCTTAATTGTTTAGCTAACATAGTTTGTTTTTTAAGGTCTGGTTTTTTAGTACCCATTAGAACCTCCAGAATTATTTCTTAACCCGTTAGCTAAAGCTATTTGTTCATCAGCATGAAACAAAGGAACGCTATTTTTATTATGTTTACTGCCTGAATGTAAAGAACCGTCACCCATTTTATGCGTAGAGCCAGTGTACAGAGTTCCATCACTTTTATAATGTGGTACGCCTTTCATGTTTTTATCCTTTTAACCATTTACAGTTTTCTTTTCTCATTTCCATAAGTATATAATCTACACCTTTGTTAAAACCGTCTTTTATAGTGTGTACTACATCTAAGCCAATATGAGAACTTAATTTAAGTGACTTAGCATTATCACTAGGTATTGTAGCCAACATTATACCTTTATCGCAAGTATTAAATACATAGTTAAAACATTCCTGTATAAATCCATGCCTTAAAATTAACGGATTATCTATAGCCCAATGTATGTGAGCGCTGTTATGCGTCCAAGTATCAAATACTGCCATTGCCACAATTCTATCTACTTTAGTATCAACAGCTACAATACCTTTTGTATTTTCAGTAAGTGTAGGATCGGCACGTTTAGAAATCCAATTCCAATCATCTTCACTTTTTATATTGCGATAATTAATAATCATAATATACCGCCTACATTCCACATAACGTCTGTACTTATAAGAACGGTAGCCGCAGTAGATGTTCCACGTATAGCTACACCTAATGTTCGGCCTATACCGCTTGCACCTGTAGCAGTACCAAAAGCTGTAGATGCACCAGAACCCCAAGTAGAAGTATTCCATACGCCTGAATCCCAAATACCGACACTAGATGCAGGTTGCGCTAACACAGCACTAAATTCTGCAAGCGTGTAATCGTACAGTATTCTGCTATCATATACAGGTGCGTAATCTGCACGAAAATTAGGTCGTATAAACGCTCCGCGTTTCATCATGCCCGGACTGCCCATATCAGAAGCAGTATGAAGCATAGAATATTCTATAGGATTACCATTTTCAGCAGGAGCGTCTGGTGGTGTTATTGTAATACCATCTTTATGCACATCCATGACCATAATTTTATCGTCAGTAGTACCGAAATAAAATTTGTTTTGCCATACTGAAGCTGAAAGTATAGGTAGTCCTCGCCAATACGCCCATCCTCTTGTAGTTAGATCAAGAACATATTGTATGTATTCGCCATCTGTTTGAGCAGGACTTACAAGTATTATTAAACCTTCTGCGGGGAAAAAAACAGGATGCCATCCCGCAGTATTTCTAAGCTCTATCATACTTTGCTGTATTATTTTAGATATTTTATACGCTATATTGCTTGTTTCAGGATTTTCTGCGTTAGCGCCGCGTAGTATTTCATCCATAGAAACTAAACCATATCCAGTAAGAATAAATAATTCTCCTGCATATTCAATTCCTGCGCGGTAATCCACGGGGGCTGCGCCTATATCATAAGTGCCAACAATAGACCAAGTAGAGGACGCACTTGGGTCTTCACCCTGATAAACTAGCGCATCCCCCGCTGAACTAGCAACTACAAGGTAATCGTCTACCCCTGCGCCGCCGTCCAAAGTCCAGTTATACATACCTGCTATATGGCCACCACGTTTAAACTTACCGCCAAAAACAAATTCTGTAGCTGCGCCAGTAATAGTATTAATACCTAAATAATACGCACTAGCTTCGTTACGTGTAAAAAGCCATACTCGTAATTTATGTACTACAATGCCGCAAATGTCAGTTTCGTCTACGCCTGTTATATTTGTTACTGCTGCCCAAGCATTAGAACTAACAGTATAAAACCATAAGCCGTTTAAATTATCGGCGTAGTAAATAAACTGTGCGCCTGCTTGATTAACATAATTAACAAAAGTACCGTACCCTGCGTCAGCAGAAGTATTAGCAGTAAAAGTTGCTTTTTTAGTTGGCGCGGTATCGTAAGCTGTAACGTCAAAAATACCTTCATTAGTTACGGCAAATAATTTATCGTCTGCCCCGGCTATACCTTCCATTGGTATTATTGTTGACACTCCAAAACTAGTGCCGTCTTCAACATCTAATACAAATTCGCGGTAACCTAATCGTACTCTCATACCTGCTTCGTCTGGCATTATATTATACGCATAAGGACATACACTCATATCTCCCGCAGCTAAAGAAACGCGAGCGTCAACACCATTTGTAGGCGCGGGAATAACGGAGGCTTGCGTTATTTGCGGTCTTGGCCTACGTCTAGTTGCGGCATTTGCGGCTCTAACTACCAAAGTTACTGTTCCCTATATTACGATAAGCATTAATAAATGGATATACGTCACTACTATTACCTGCATTAAGAGTACCTGCGCCTTTATCAGACCCCGTAAGCATCTCAAACATTTGGTTAAAGTCATCCTGAGCGGCTGTAGCATCTAAACCGCGAGCTAAAAGAAATTTTAATTTTAAATATCGTGCAATTAATGTGCGGTCATAAAGAATATTATCTGAATTAACTGTAACTTCATTTTTGTATGTTGTGCCGTTTGTAGCTACGACCCAGTTATTAGATACATATTCAAAATATAAATTAGCAACTATGCCAACAGGATTATACGGATATACTAAAAACTCTCCGTTAGTTATGCGCCAACCTAAATTTATTAAATTAGTAACTGTGCGGCCTAATAGCGCTTGCCATTCTTGAGCCGATAAAGGGCCAAACATAGGCAAATCTTCTGATCTATTCCAAGCAGTATTATCTACAATACGTGCAAAATCAGTAGGTAACGTATAATTACCTACGTCAGTCGCAGCAGTAGTAATTGTTTTTTCTCGGCGCAGGACTTCCCAATCATACAAAACTGCAAGCTCATCGCCTGCTACATTTAATAAATGTCTTAGCTGTACAAAAGAAGCGTCCGAGCTACCAAAAGGATCGGAAACAGGGGTCAACCCGACTTCTGCCGCCACTCTATTAAGTATCGCATCGGCTGTGGTGATAGTAGTCGGGTATGTAACCATTTTGTATTGTCCCTATTTGCTAGCGCGTTTTCGCTTTACTGTTTCAGTATCGTTTTCGGAAAAGCGTTTTTCCATTAATGCTAGTCGTTCTTCTAGTGCTGATATAGTTTTATCTCGAACATCTAACTTTGCATTTAATTGATCTACATATTTAGAATCTTCTTTTTGAGCTAAATATGTTTTAGCTTTTTGTTTTAAACTTGTAAGTCCTCGTATAGAAGTAACATGCGTATCTGAAACACTAGCTAAGTTTTCTATAGTTTTAATATTCTTAAATGCTAGTTCTTCAACTTGTGATCGAGAAATACCTGCCCAATCATTTAACGGTGTGCCGTCTACTGGCGGAGCTACACGCTGTTTAAACGCTGCATAGTGTCGTGGGAAGCGTTGTTTTATGCTTTCATTAACCGGGCCAGATTTACTATCGCGTTCGCCGGGAACTTTAATATCGTAATATTCAACTTCTACGCTATCAGGTAAATCGTTATGTTCGGGGTCTAATATATCTTTTGCTTTATTAGGCCGCATCTTATAAAAAAATTTACACAACAAATTTGCGTCTTCATTTTGCGTAGCATTATTGGGTGCGTTAAAATCGTTGAAACCTAGATCGTCCATTTTTTGTCCTCTGTGTTAAAAGTTAGGGCAGGCTGTTAAAACCTGCCCTATCTTATACTAACACTATGTACAAAGCAAGTATGCTCTATACAGGGAAACAGCAGATTATTTCTTTAGCTGAAATATCATCTGCAACCGCACAAACATAGTCTGTTACTGCACCTGATACGTCAAGAGTTCCATCTCCTGCGCCAACAGCAGTAAGAGCATTACCGTCTGCGCCTGCCGTAAGAGCGATTGTTAGAGTAGCCGGGCCAGTAACCTGTAGCCAACCGTAAGTACCTTCGGTTAGTAAAGATTGAATAACGCCTGCGCCAATATTAACGCTTTCAGAAACATCAGAAGATACTAGCGTATCTTGTGATCCGCCTGCCGCATGGTAATAAGCTACTTCGCCAATTACTGCCGCAGCAGCAGAGCCGTCAGTCCATTTAACGTATTTATACGCTTTCATAGGGCCGTCTGCTCCAATATTAGACATAACAGTGCCTAACTTAAATTCTGCTGTAGTATCTACAGCCGTGAGGTCTAAACCTATAGTCATCTTATTTTCCTTAAAAAGAAGGGGGACACTAGTTGCCTAGCGCCCCAGATTAATATTAGCCATTTGCGTCATAGCGTCCCTGGAACATACGTCCTGAACATGTCAAGTTACCTGCCCATGCAATAATTTGCACTTCAGCATCTTGATTAGTTGAGTAGCGTTTGTTCGGAGAAAGCGGAACCATGTTGCGCCGCGCATGTGGGCGATACTTTATATAGTTTGAGTTAATAAAGTAAGCCGTACCTGCGGGCGTTCCTGCTGTAACAGTACCGTTATAGATACCACCATCAAGAACCACATCAGAATCCATATATTTCACATTAGAAAAACCTCTGTCACCCATTTGAGTGTTTGAGAACCTTTGTTGTGATTGTAGAGACTTCATGTATGTGTTCCACACTGTGCTATCAGCCATAATAAGGTCAGGGCGATCTGCACCACGCACTAGATCAGCGTAGAGTAGATTCCAGAAACCTGCAATTTTTGTAGAGTCTAGGCCGTTAGCGGCTGTTTGGTCACTTACTGCATTTTGCCAAAACGTAAATACGTTTCCGTCAATTCCGCCGTAAGAAGCTGCTGTAGGATCAACAGGTAAAGCTGCGGCTAGGCCGTCAATCTCTTTACCAGAAGCGCCAGTACCGTCAGAATACAATCCGCCAGTAATAAGGTTAGCCATTGTGCTTTCAGCCACTTTTAAGCGAGCTTCCATCAAATCAATAAACTGTTCTTTACCTGCGTTTTGAAGCTGTTCTAAGCCAGAAATGACTACTGGAACCGCACACTGTTTAATTGTATATTCAGCAGCACTAATTACGTCAGAAGCATTAGTAGGCAGAATATCATATCCTGAATACCAACCTGCATTTCCGTTCTCAGCGAATGAAAGTTCTTCAAAGATTTTGTTACCGCCAGAAAAAGATTTAATATTTCCTTTTCTTGATAGACGATCAAGAAGAGCATTGTTGTTAGTTACGTTATCGGCAACTGTTTTGCTACGGTTTTCAATAGTCGTAGCAAGAATGTCCGTTACGGACGTATTTGCAAAACTCATGGTTTTTGCTCCGAGTTAAAGGTTTATATAAAAATGTTTGTCGGAAAAATTATCTTATCCTGCTGAACGCCGGGGATAGAGTTATCTGCCTACAACCATTTAAACCTGCTCGAACGCCGGGGTTTTTTAGGCCGTTACAAGTATTAAATCATAACGGCCCTGTGTTGTCAAGTGTGATCGTTAAACGCATCCATAAGAGCGCCACGTAAATTATTACTAGTAGCCATAGGTTGTCTTCCAGTATTACTATTAATAGAAGACGCAGCATTTCTTTTAGCCGCAATATTATTTCTGTTGCCTACTAAATTATTATTTGCTGCTCGTTGGCCCATTACATTTGAAATTTGTGGGTTTAAAGCACAAGATTTATCGTATGCTTGTTGTAATGTCATAGATTGATTTCTACGGGCCGCAGCTTCTAAAAAATCGGCCATGTCATCGCGTACGTCTTCAAAAAACTCAGCGTCTTTAGAAAAAGCATTTATATCTTGATCTGTTTTTTCTTTAGCGTGTTGATCTTGATATTGTTTATTTTGATTAAGCTGCTCTAAAAGTTGATTAACTGGAGCCATACGTTGATCTATCATAGACGCTACAGGATCATTTTCAGGTGCGTTTTCTGCACTATTACCTACAAGTGCATTATCAAGAGCATTAACATCTACGCCATAAACTTCAACAAATTGAGCTATTTTAGCTGCTTTTTCTTGCATAGTACCCATGCGTAATGTAGCAACAGACTTAAATAATCCATTTACTGCATCTAAAGGATTTCCTACGCCTTCTGCGTCCATAATAGCTTTATATGGTGTAGCTATTTGAAGAAGCCCCTCACCTAATTTACGGTTATTAGCTCCGTCTTGTAACATAGTATTAACATGTTGATCTCTGGCATGAAGATGTGCTTTTACATTAGCGGGTAAATTTTTCCATTCTTCCCGTACTTCTACACCCCAATCAAGCGGTGGTTTTTCAGTGCTAACTGCGGTGGTGGGTTCAGCATCTTCTGTAGGTGTTTTATTTACTACTTCAGTTCCACCTTCAGTTTCAACTTCAGTTTCTTTTGCTGCAACTTCTACATCTTCTTCTGGAGCATCATATAATGGCGGATCAAAATCATCTAAGTCACTAGCTTCAGTCTCTCCAATAACATCGTCAAGACTAGCACGTATGCCATTTACTTCTTCTATTTCTTCTTCTACTACTTCTTCAATTTCGTCACTCATAGCCTTTTGTCCTCATAGTTTGTTGAAGAGCTTTTATACGCTCTTTTTTAGCGGTGCGATCTTGGGCCGCACCTAGGGAGTTCCTGCGCCGATTCATAAAATCAGAGCTGTAGTCGGCGCTGTTGGTAACGCCATTTCGTTGGTTATGTTCTTTTAACTGTCTGCGATCTGAAATAATACTACCGTCTACATGGCTTTTAAAAGGTTCTATAGGTTTCATAATATATGCACTTTTACTTGATGCAGCTTTTTTAATTTCTGCATTAGTAACTATAGCACGTTTTTTTCTATCTTCTTCCGTACCAAAAATACGATCAAAGTTATTTGAAAATTTATTATTATTATAGCCCATGCGCCTAGTAGAATTATTATCTGCCACTATTTAAACCTGTCTTTTTCAATTTCAATTTCAGCTTTAGCAGCTTCTTTTTGTATGTCAATACTAGCTGCGGCGCTTATTTTTTCCATTTCTAATTGCATTTTCTGTAAGTCTTTTTGCATTTCGCCACTTACAGCTTGCATGTTTTGTTCCATATTAACTTGAGAAGTTGCTATTTCAGCTTGTATAGTAGCTTGCATTTTAGCTTGTATTTCAGCCATATCCGCTTGGTTATCTGCGCCAATTTTACCCATATCAGCTTGCATTTGCGCTTGTATAACTGCAATATCAGCTTGTTTATCTGCTTCTCGTACGGCCATATCTGCTTGCGCTTTAGCTTGTATTTTCTGCATTTCACCTTGCATTTTAGCTTGTTCTTGAGCAGCAGCAGGATCAGGTTCTGGTTGATTAATAGCTTTTTGAGATGTTATAATTGCTGCTTCTATAGCTTTATCTAACACACCTTCAATTTCAGACGCACCTTTAAACCCTGCCATTGTCCACTGTAACATTTTTAATAAGTACGGCGTTGTAGTAGGGTCTTTTTCTATCATAGGCCCCGCAGATTGCAAGAACATGCTTAACGCGCT